GCGACAACTTCAAAATTCTGTACATCAGGAATATGCGCATACTCCGCTGGCCTTCTGTATGGCTTGCGGCGAACCTCATCGGCAAATTTGCGGTATTCCTCTTCTGTTACACCTAGCTCGTGAATTAAACGCTTCTCAAACGGAAGCAATGGCAACGCGGCATCTGACCGATAGGGCACCATGCCACTGCCTTCAAATGCCGGTTGACGTACAGACATCCTTGGTTCCAAAACACTGAAAACGCAATTGGGGGCTGCGAATCCAGTAACACGTCACCATCGTAGACCGGCTGTTCTATCCTGCGACACCACTTCAATAGATCCCGACCAATACGCATTTGATTGCTGTCATACCAAGTTGGATCCAGTGGTGCAGACGGTAAGCCCAGCCTGCGATGCACCTCCAGTACTAAATGGATGCAGTCAATTGCCTTGTCTGGATCAGTGCCATCAGCGCCAAAGCGGTACGGGCGCCCGATCAGGTCAATCACTGCACGCGCACGTTGCTGGTTAAAGGCAAATGACCCACAAGCTGTTGCGTCAGCTTTTTGCGTGGTACATCAGCACCAACAGCATCAAACACTGATGCCATATTCAGTTTTAATGCGGTGCCATCCCAGCCGCCGGAAACAATCTGCCCGACGTAACGGCTAATCAGCGTGTAATCGTTTTTGTCGTCAGGATTCAGTAGCAAGATGCGAACGTTGGCGATCCAGCGATCTTGGATTGCAGTGGCAGCCCATCCACGACTAAGGTCATTGTTTGGAAACGCCAGTGTTGCCGGTTGGTTGTCGCCACTTTTGGTCAACGTGGAACCGCTAAACGCAAATGGCATGTATCCAAACGTTATGGTTTCGTCGGTATCGACGTTGGCGAATGGTGCGTCTTCGTTGACCCAGTAATTTTGAAACTGGTAACCGCCCTGTTGGGTAGGTGTGCGCAGCGTCAGATACTGGCCAAAAGCAAGGGTGTCGCTCATCAGATTCCGACGCTACGGCGCACGTTCGTATTTTGCCTGAGGGTGCTAAGCGCACGTTGCTCACCCTGTTTAGCGCCTTGGGCAGCCGCCTGCCGCATACCAGCTTGGAACTGATCGGCAGTGACGTAATCCACTTGGTTGATGCGTTCCACGCTGTAGCGCACGTCGATTGGGGCGGTTGCGACTGCGGTGCCGCCTGCGGATTCCGTGTTTGTGCCGTTGCCAGAAACAACAGCCTGACCACGAGCACCCCGCGAATAACGAGACATTGCAGTTTGCATTTTTGAAGCTGGAATTACATATTCGCTTTGTCCCGCTTCGCCAATCATTGCAGCAGTCGGACCAGTTACGTAACCGCCCTCAGCAAACGGAACAAGTTTTACGGCACTAGCAAACCCTTTAGAAGTAAACGTTGAACTTCCCGAACCAAATGCCGATGCACCATATGCACTGCCATCAAGACCACCGCCACCACTCAATCCAGCAAATGCACGCGCAATACCAAGTGCAATGTATGTAGCCAACGCTTGTGCTGCATAATCAATCAACGCTTTACCAACAGCGCCAAAGAAATCAGCAATTGCTTGTTGAGCTGATTTTGTGCCAGTAATAATGTCGCTAAAACTTTGGCTGAATGCATCGCCAATTGATGTAGCGGCATTGATAATTGTATTGACAGGATTAAGTAAATCTTTCAGTTGTTGCTCGAGCTTTTTAATTTCAAGTTGCATACCAGATGCGCCAATGCCCAATTGCTTGCCTAAATCCATATCCAAGGCAAATTCACCGGCGCCGCCACGAATATCTTGCAGCGGTTTTAATCCAGCACGTTTATAAAAATCCTTGATTTGCTTATCGATAAGTTTGTTTTGAAACTTGTATTCCTCGGTTACAAGTTTTTGATACTGGAGTTCATTCTCAGCAAAGGCGACGTTGACAGCGGAAAGTTTTTGGCCAATGCGAGTTACATCAAGACCCTTTGCCTTGCCTTCATTAAGCAACGCTTCTAGCTTTTCGCGTTCAGTCAATAACGCGTTTTCTGTTACATCAATGCGAAGCTGACGCTCAGCAAGATTGAGGCGTTCTTGCTCAATCTCATCACCACGACGCACTGCTTCTTGACGTTGCTTTTCAAGCGCAATTAGTTCTTGTGCAAGGAACTTTTTCTCTGATGCAGCAAGATCTACACCAAGTTGTTGGAGAGTTTTATTGAATTCTTGTTGAGCAAGGCGTTGCAGCTTTTCGGCATCAGATTTACCTTCGTCGGGAACAATGCCAGGAAGCTTTGACGGAGGCTCCGGTCCGCCGCTTGGTGCTGCAGTTTGAGCGGCAAGAAGAGCAGAAAGCTGGGAAAAAGTTGACGCCTTGCGTTGCTGTAGTGTGCGATAGGCGCTTTCCTCAAGCCCCATTTTGCCACCACGTTGCGCAAACAACTGTTCGTATCTCTTGAGGCTTGCGTCTGTTGCATCAAGAACTTTTTGAAGCCTATTGATTTCTCCTTGGCGGCCTTTTCCTAACCCGAAAAATTCATTGAGCTTTTTTATTGCGTTATCAATAACTAAAATAATTTTTGCAAATTCATTTTGAAATGCAGCGCCAATTGGCTTCAGCAAAGTGCCAACACTTTCACTAAGACGCGACAATGATGCACGCAAGCGATCGCCGGCAGCATCAGGTCCGTCAGCAATAATCTTTGCATTTTCGCCATATTCTTTGAATAGCTCTTCGGCAAACTTCTGGAAATCAAGCAAGCTGACCTGACCTTTTTCAAGAGCTTTATCAAGCTCCTGTGGAGTCATGCCAATTGACTTGGCAAACAAACTAAACGCACCGGGCAACCGTTCACCAATCTGTTGACGCAGTTCTTCTGCAGATACCTTGCCTTTGCTGAATACCTGTGATGTAGCAGTCAGTGCAGAATCAAGCTGTTCAAGGCTTCCTCCAGTGCCTCGAATACCAGAAGCAATACCAACAAATGCTTTTTCAGCGTCTCGTACATTGCCACCAGCACCTTTAACCGAAGCTGTTAACTGAGTGAATTGACGGGTAATAATTTCTTGCGGAATCGCAAGTTCTCGACTTGTTTTATCAATAAATTCAAGAGCGCGTTGATATTCACCCGCGTTCTTTGTGACAAGTTGAAGCGCTTGACGTTGACGTGTGATCTCAGCGGCATATGTTGCAGTACCACCCAACGCTTGACGAACGCCACCAATTTGCGCACCAATTGCACCGCCAACTACAGCACCGGGAACACCCATACCAACAACGGCACCAATGCCTGCACCTAAAGCGCCCTCTACGCCACCAAATACGCCAGCACCAGCAACAGTGCCTGCAATCTGCGCACCAGCGGCCAGACGGCCTCCACTGGGGCGTGCTTTACGTAATTGTGCATCAAGCTTCGCCGCCTCAGCAGTAGCTTGTTTAAATTCAGCGCTGCCAATCTTTACGCTATTGGCAATCTCACGCCATGCACTTGCATAACCTTTGAGATTATTAATGCTGTTGACAGATGTTTGCTGAACATCCTTTAGTTCAGCCGCAAGTTGTTTGAAATTAACGTTGGTCGCAGTGCTCTGCTGCCCCAATCCTTTCAGGCTGGATTGAAGCTTTGTAAGCTGCTCGCCGCCTTGCTGCCTGATCTTCAGTAGCAGTTCCGTTGTTTGGCTCATTTGCGTTTAGCGCTCAGCACGGAAAGGGCAGCCATTTCCATCACCTGTATGCCTTCGAACAGGACAACAGGATCCTTGACTGAATACAGCTTACAGAGCCATTCCAAACTCGGGTAGTTCAATCCCGTCATGCCGGCCATGCTTGTGTTCCATTGCGTACTCATACGCACGAACATCATGACCGTTTCCCAGTTGTCATCCCATATTTCACAATGCTGCTCAACACTTTCCAAACGTGCTGCAGCAATCTGTTCAGGCGTTGCTCCTAACGCCCGTAAATCAGCCTCACGTTCATCAACAACGCCGCCTTTTGCCCAGTATTCAGCGGCGTCTTTTAGTTTTTTGCGGGTGCCCCCGTGATGCTATCTGCGTACGCCTGAATCAAAGCTTTCATCACGTACGGATCATCACAGATCTCACGCTTTGCTTTTTGCGTGAATGGCACGTCTTTGCCAGTTTCATCTTTGATGCCATCCCAGCCTTCAAGGATCCCATCAACAAGAGCATCATCACCCCTGTCGACAAGATCGTTGAAGGCCGAGCGGCTCATCCTTTTAAATATGGCGTCAAACGTTTGCTTCTCAAATTTCCCGCCATCTACCGGAATTTCGACAGTGACAGGCCACTTGTAGGTAGCAACCTTTTTAAGGATGAACGCCATACCGAGGATCAGGTGAACACAACGGAGAACTCGTCGTTGCCTGCAGTGGTTGGCAGTGCCAGATACGGCATGGACAACGAGATCACCCCGTTAGTATCACCATAGGATACTCCGGTAATATCTGTCTGCGGTGCATTGACCGTGACGATATTGCCGCCAGTAGCACCCAATACAATGCTGCTAGCCGCAGTGCTGACACCAACGGCCTTGGCAAAGTAGTCAGTAGTACCAACAGCAGGTGCTTCCACCACGCAGGTGCCACCGGGAGCGCGGTTGGTGATCACAACCTCCTTGTTCGACATCGTCTCCTTGTGGAAGAACTCGTTGTTGATCGCCAGATCAAACGATTCGATGCGAACACCAGTTACACCATGGAAGGTGGCAGTGGTGACGTTGGTGTCGTTGACTTCAATCGCAGCAGCCTGATTGGCAACTGTAAAGCTGCCAGACAACGCGGTGTCATCAGGTGCGTTGTAAATACCAATCAGGTTGAAACTTGCAGTAGCAAACTGACCAGTCGTCAGGTTGAACGAAACAGTGCCGCGAGCACCGGTGATCTTGTGACGAGTGCCGTCATAGAAGCAATACAGCGTGGCGCTGCTGAAGGTGCTGCTCACACCGGCGTAGGTAACGCTGGTATCGGCAACAACGGTCTCGCTCAGACCACAAGCCTTAAGGAGCGGACCAAAAGCAGGTGCAGTGCCAGCAGTACCAGAACCAGACAGCTCAACATCAAACGTGATGCTTACACGCTTGTTGGCAAGAATCGTGGAGCGGGTGCTATTGCCAATGAACCCCTGCAGACTGGTTGCCTGAACGTTGTCAGACTCAATCGGCGTTACTTCAAGGTTGGTAACCTGAATTGCATCAGAACCACCTACCGGAGAAGGATCAGTTCCGTACGTTGATTCGATCTTTGCGATCAGAAACTTCTTCCGAGTCAGTGCCATCGGTGGTAGGAGCGGGGGATTCTGTGATCAGTGTAAGTTTCCCAGACTTAGGGTCAAACAAGTAGGTGCCGCCCACTCCGGGATTGGGAACTTTCTTTTCAATCTTAGCCATGGTCTCAGGCGCTAGTTAAAGAAGTCCTGCTCGTGCGATACCGCACAAGGAAGTCTTGGCTAATGATACCCAGTGGTACATCAGCTTCATACAAACTGAAATCAGTGCGATCAGGCGTCAAATCCAACGCATAGCCATTCACCGTTTGATCCGCCATCAACAAGGCATGCACCTGTTGCGTGTAAGTATCTGACGAATCATCGGGCACTGCAGCACGCACAATTGTTGTGATCCGCACCCGCATTGTCCAATCCAACTTGTCGTAAAAGTTGGTATCAATTGGTTGATCGTTGATCGGCTCAACAATCACGGCTGGTGCTTCACCACGTGCCAATGGTTCAACACGACTGCGGTAAACCGTTGCTCCTGTGATGGCATCAAGATTGCTCTTGATACGAGCCAAGATCAATTCGCGGCGTGTGTCGGCCATTAGGTGCAAGCCAGCTTGGTAGTCAATGTATATCCAGCACCAATACTTACCACGGTGATGCGGATGTAGCGAGCCATGATCCCGCTGTAATGATCACAAAAGGTTCCTGTTCCCTTTGTTTTTGCATCAGCCAAGTCATACCAATTAGTTCCGTCTAGGCTGCCCTGCTCTTTGAATTCAATATTGCCGCCAGTAATCACATGCTGGAACGTAAACATGGAAGCCTGCACTTCAACTGCAGCACTACTTCCCGTTGTGGTCAGCGTTGCAAATGTATGAATGTTGTCAGAAAGCTCGCCACTGAGGCCAAGAACACGTGCCATCAGACTTTGCTCAACAACAATTCAGAAAACAAACCGTCATCAATCGCTCGGTTCTCCCTGACGGTGTAAGAGACCGAATCAACAGTAATTGAAGTGCCACGGACGGCAGAGCTGACATCAGCAGTTTTCGCGTAAAGCAAATACTCCCGACTTAATGCCATGCCGCCCGCCAGCACCTCCACAGGCGAATCCAAGATGCCAACAAAGCTTGAACCGCCGATGGAACAGGTAACCCCGAACTCATCAACGTTCAAAAATGCCAGCGTCTCTTGGATTGCCATCAGGATCAGTTGCCGTACTTCTTAGAAGCGAGGCCGGTTACCGACACGAAACCAGTACCAGTACCACCTGCAACGGTGACGCTGGCCTTGATGTAACGCTTGAGGTCATTGCTGTTAACGAACAGCTTTTCCTGCAGCGCAGTGTTGGCGTCAGTGGTAGTGAAAGCGCCACCGGTCACATCGGTGTAAGTACCACCAGAAGTGTCGGATTCGGTCAGTTTCACGGCGTAGGTGATGCCAGAACCACCAGCGGATGCATCAAGCACAAAAGCGATGTCGCCTTCGTAATCGAGCAGATCGATGGCAGAGCCAACACCAGTAGAGGCAGCCAGAGCGTTAGGACGAACTGCCAGCAGAGTGGTCTTCGACCCGAGATTGTGAATCATTGGTCTTTCTCCGTTTGGGAGCGGGTTTTACGGGTTGAGGCTCTACTTCAGCCTCGATCACTACTTCCTGAGGAATGGGAGCAGGAATGGCTTTCTTAATGCCGATCAACAGCAAAGCTGATTTGCGATCGGTTTCAACGATGTCACCAATCTTGACCTCTTTGAGATCAACAATGGTGTTACGCAGCATTTGAATGCGCATTACCTGCTCCCACATCATCAGGACAGCTTGCAGATGGACTCAGGGTGGCGAATGGCCACGTCGTAGTCCTGCATGGCCACCACACGTACGGTGCCGGAAGCGGAACCGGTGTAGGGGTCAACCATGATGTCCAGACCGCTCCAGAAGCCGATCATGATGTCGCTGAAGTTAGCGAACACCGCAGTGTTGTTCGGCATGGAGTTGGACACGTAGGCGGGGTAACCATTGATGGTGTTGTCGCCTTCGTACACGAAGTTAGCGGTGGTGCCGGATGCCGACTTCTCGGTGACCTTCAGAGTGCCGCGCAGTGCGGAGTTCATCAGGTAACCCAGAGTGCCAAGCAGAGCGTTGTCGGTGCTCAGGGCAGCCTCAGCATTCACGTAATCCGCGAAGGTGCTGTAGCCAGACTCGGTGTTGATACCGGTCACATTGAGGAAGCCCAGCGGATAAGAGCCGGTGCCAGTGCCGTTGATGGCTTGGTTTTCAACCTCAATAGCAATCTGTTGAGCCAGATCACGACGCACCAGATTCTCAATGTCGATGCTGGATTGCAGCAGCAGGCGGCGGCTGTAATCAGTCAGAGCACCGATGGTGCGAGGCTGCATGGTCACCTGATCCACGGTGAGCTGCGATTCAGTAATCGAACCGGATTCAGCCACGTGGTAGGTGGTAGCACCGCCGGATTGACGGGGGATTGCAACCATGCCCTGCAGGCCGGTCATCACGTTGGCGCCAGCAGTTTGCAGCACCAGTGCTTTACGGAGCAGGTCGATGAAGCTCTCGCTCATCAGCTCGGTGGCAACCAGATCACCACCAGCAGAAGCAGTGCCAACAGTCAGATCACGACGGCCATAACCCAGCACATCGGCAGGGATCAGGATGCCGCGAGCTTCCTTACCGCTCTTTTCTTGAGCAGCACGGCTGACTTCAAATTCGAAACCAGCAGCACGCTGAGCTTCTTTGTTGTTGGGGTGTGCCAGAGCGTTGATGGCACGGATGAAGGAGAAATCACGCTTCTCTTTATCGGACATGCCGATTTCGGCGTCCTTAGGATTAATGGGCTTCTCCTGCACACCCATCTTTTCGAGAAGGGCAGAACGCAGTTCTTCAAGGCTGCGGGAGTTAGAAATAAACTCCTGAGCCATGTCGATGTTCTTGGTGCGTTGGCCAAGAGCCATCATTTCGGCTACTTCCTTCGCCTTGGCCTGAGCGGCCTCAGCGCGGATAGCCTCAATGTTGAGGTTTTGATCCACGGTTTCAACTCCGATGGTTTGTGTAGATACGGCTGAGGCCGTTTCCGTGCCTTCATTATGAGAGAAGGCGCGACCAATGCCCACTGTTTGATCAGCAGGCACGGTCACTAAACTAATCTCAAAAGGCTGGTAGCTGGTAGCACGATAAGTGACTGGTGAAGTCGACTCATCGGCTTCCATTTGATTAATTTTGTATCCAAAGCTGACATTACGGATAATTCCGTCTTTGATCAGCTCTTGCATTTCACGACCAAGTTCGTTGTTGGCCAGTTTGACTTTGGCGTAACCGCGCTTGTTTTTGATGTATGCCTTTTGCACTACACCAACAATGCGATCTGGATCGTGTTGATAAAGCAGTGGTGCACCGTCATTTAGACGAGACAAATCCATGGACTTTGTATCCATGGAAAGGACTTCCATTCCGTAATAACG